GGGACACCGGCCGACGCCCCGGTGAACTGGAGCTCCGGGTAGCGATCCGAGAGCCAGTTGCAGCAGGCAGCCACGCCGGTTTCCACCGACGCCTCTACCAGCGACACCAGCGACCCAGCGTTGCGCACGCTGGCGTTGGGGGCCGCGTAGTCGACCATCACGATCCCGCCGGTGCTGCACTTCTTGTTGTAGGTGCCAGCCGGCGCGGCGGTGGTGTAGGCGGTGCTGTTGTATCCGGTGGCGAGCGACTGGCCGGTGAAGAGTGCGAGGTAGATCACCGACACCGGATCAGCCGCCTGCGGTGGTGGTGATCACCATCACGAACGTCCCGGTGAGGTTGCCCGTCTGGAGCTGCTTGAGGGAGTCGGCCTGCGTGACCACCGTCTCGAACCACGATCCGCCCTGCACCGTCGGGTTGGACATGCAGGCGGCGAACAGCACTTGGTCCCCGACCTTGAGCCCGGTCACAGTGAGGAACTGGTTCGCGGACAGGTTCATCCCGTTGACCAGCAAGAAGCGCATCGCGCCCGTCCCGAGGGCGTGCACGTGGTTGTCGCGAGCGTAGTTGCCGCCCGAGCCGGCGCTGTTGGCCGTGCCGAGGGTCTGGATCGACGTGCCCACGAACGAGGTCAGCGGCGCGTTCTGGAAGGTGGAGCCGTCGTACACCTTGAAGTCGCCCGCGTTGGGCGTCCCCGCGGCGAACGGGATCCCGCGCACGGCGACGACGGCACCGCTGCTGTTCACATCGGCGATCGGTGGAACGGACAGGTTCGCTCGCGCCGTGGCCGCGTCGGTGGCGTTGGTGCCGCCAAGGGCAACCGTGACGGGAGCCGTCAGCGAGAGCGTCACGTCTCCTGCCGAGCCGCCGCCGCTGAGGCCCGTTCCCGCGGTCACGCTGGTGATGTCGCCCGCGCCGCCACCTGGGGGATAGGGAGGGAGGGCCATCAGTTTGCCGTGACCGCGAAGACGTCGAGGTTGAGCGAGCCGCCCGTGGTGTTCCAGGCCGCGACCACCAGCGGGGCGCCCGGTGGGCCGGTCACCTCCCCGAAGGCGATGCTGCCCGTCAGCGGGAAGTCGGTCGCAGCCGCCGCCACCGCCGACGTGCCGGGGACGGTCGGGGTATTGGTCGCTGGGGTGGCCGCCGAGTCGGGCTTGCTCACGTACCGGAGGCCGTCCCCCGAGGCGAGCAGGTAGAGCCCGCGCGTCGTCGCGGGGATGTTGAATGGCGCCACCGTGTTGGTGTTGTTCTTGGAGACGCCCGCGGCGATGACGATGCGGCCGAGTCGGATCATGGCCCGATGGTGCGCGCCGGGGCGTGTTTGGTCAAGACACGGGAGAAATCGACATGACCCCGTAAATAGTTGTTGCGCGAAACTCTGGCGTGGGCTATCTATTGGGCATGGACACGCTGACCAGCACCAAGGGAGCCACCATGAACACGACCAAGATGCAGACGAACGCAGGCGAACACATCACCCACGCGGCAGAGCGCGCGATCCGAATGGCCGTCGAGCGCGGCGCCATCGTCGAGTTCGACTCCAACGACGTGCGCTGCGAGGCGTCGTCGGGCGAGTCGGCCGATGACGTCGTGGGGCGCTGGCATGCGGAGAACGAGCGCCGCGCCGCGCTGCGTGCGCTGGCGCTGGCGGTGTGCCCGTGAGGGCCGCAGCGTGGGGGCTGCTGCTCGCGCTGTGGTGCGTGGCGGTGGTGGTGGGGTTCGCGCTGCTGGCGGGGTGCCAGCCGGTCGAGCCCTATGGGACGTGGGCGGAGAGGCCGGACACGGCGATCGTTACCGACATCAGCGCGCACGACATCGCCGCGCCGCATGATCAATTCACCGGCCTGTGGTGCGTCCAAGCGCTGGGGGACGGTGGCCGCGATGCGCTGGCGGCGGGAGAGCCGTGCGACATCGACAGCGCGGATCGGTGCGCGCCGCCGGTGAGCTGCTCGTTTGACTCGTTCGACTACGAGGGGCGCTGCGAGGTGTCGGTCAATGACGGTCCGGCAGAGACTCGGTGCTGCCAGTACGCCAAGACGCACAGCATGGTAGATGGGCGAGTGCAGCAGTGCCGCAACTGCGGTGACGGCTGGCGCTGCTCGGGCTAGACCTGCTGGATCAGCGCGAGCCCGCTGCTGCCGGCCGCGCCGGGGCGGGTTCCGCTCGGAGCCGCACCGCCTGCCACGCTCACGCGCGTGTTGATGGCCGTCCCCGTTGACGCTCTGTATCCGAACAGCACCACCCCACCACCACCACCACCGCCGCCGCCAGCCGTGAACCCGCCGCCGGTCTGCCCGGCCGCGCCCGCGCCGCCCTTCGCCCACACATTGCAGCTCGCCGACAGGTTGACGATGCGGAACATCACCAGCATCAGGCCGCCGCCAGCACCGCCGCCGCCGCCCTGCGTTCCACCACCACCGCCACCACCGCCGCTGCCGCCGCTGCCCGCCGTGGGCACGGTGCAGCCGGTGGAGCCGAACAGAAAGCCGGCGGTGAACGACTGCGGCTGGCGGATGGCGCCCTTTTCCGCGCCCGCCGCCGTGTTGGTTACGGTGCCGCCGGTGTGCGCGTCGTCGCTGGTTCCGCCGACTCCGCCCGACCCGCCGAGCGAGTTGCTGAGCGTGGAGTTGCCGCCGTTGGTTGATGCCGCGCCGCCGTTGGCGCCCGCGCCGCCGTACCAGATCCCCGACCCAGGGATCGCGCCGCCCGTGGTGCCCGAGGCATCCGCGCCGCTCACGTCGAGCTTTGCGGTTCCGGCGAGCGTCAGCGTGCCGCTTCCCCACACGCCGAACCCGCCGGTGAACACGGTGACGCCGGTACTGATCGTCATGTCCGTTGGGAAGATGTGCCGGTTGAGCGTGTAGTTGCCGCCCGACGGGGCGATGCCGAGGACCGTGGCCACGCCGTCGAACACCAGCGCGCCGTCATTGCCGAAGCCGAACACGCCCGTTGCGGCGCTCTCGTCGAGGTACTGGATCCACTCGCCTACGCTGTTCTGCGTGTAGTTCCAGAACCCCGCCGGGGGCTTCTCGCTGTTCGTCCATCCGGCCTGCCGCTTTGCCGTCGTCGGGTTGATCTTGACGGCGCTGCCGCCAGTCGCCCACGTCGGATCCGTAGTTGGTCGAGGTGCCACGTTGTCACGCTCCTGCGCCGCTACTGAGCGACGCGCTCAAGAGATCCACCAGTGCCCACCTCTACCACCGCCGCGCCTTCCTGGTGCGTGAAGGCCGGGCTGTCGGAGAGGAAGATCGTCGTGGGGCTGATCGAGGTGTACGCCAGCGTCTCCTCGTTGGCGAGCCCCTCGTCGATCAGGATGCTCCCGGTGTTGGAGAACCCCGTGGTGTCGTAGACGTCGATCGAGCCGTCGCCGATGGACGATGCCGAGGACACCCCCGACGACACCGGGAAGCCGAGGCCGGTGGAGCCGACCACGCTCACCGCCGCGTTGTCCGCGTGGTTGTTGGCCAGCGTGGCGGGGATGTAGAGCGTGGTTCCGCTGCGCCCGCTGTACGCCACCGTCTCCTCGTCGGCGGTGCCCTGGTCGATGATGACGCTGCCCGTGGCCGGGAAGGTGGAGGCGTCGAGGACATCGATCGTGGCGTCACCGATGGAGGCCGGGGAGCTCACGTAGGACGCCAGCGCCGTGTAGAACATGAGGGTGTCGGGAAGGGCCTGCGTTTCGAGGAGCGCGCGAACCCCGGCCATCTTCGCGTAGCGGAGGAAGTAGAGCGCGATGTCGGCAACGGCATCCGTCATCGGCGTGGACAACTGGAGAATGAAGCTGGCCGTCCCGCCGGGCGTGTAGAGCGGCGTCTCCGTGGCCCCGAGCATCGCCTTGAAGACTCGGATCAGGTCGTCGACCGTGCCGTTGCTCCGGTTGGCCGCGATGCGCGCGCGGAGGTAGTAGCGGTAGCTCTCGTCATCGGCGCCCGACCGGGGCTGGCCCACGAGGCGCCCGATCCGGTCAAGCTGCACCCCGCGCCCCACGCCGTAGGCCGCCGAGGTGGCGTCGCTGGTGATCGGGTCGATGCTCCACAGGCTGAGGAGCGCCACCTGCGCCGCCTGGATCGCGTCCTGCTGGGCACCCACGGCGTTGGCGAGGGAGACGGCCCACTGCGCCGCCTGAAACTGCGTGTAGAGCCTGCCGCGAAGTCGGATGGGCCAGCTGTCGGGTAGGTTCATCGGGGCACCGTTTGCAAATTTGCAGAGGTCACGGCGTGGCCACCGTCGCGGTGATGGAGATGTCGGCCGGGTCCACCGTCGCGATCTGTCGCAGCGTGATCGTGATGGTGGTGGAGGTCACCGGCGCCGGCGCCGTGCCGATGTAGGGCAGCGTCCCGTCGGTCCCGGCGCCGTTGGCCACGCCGAGGATCCCGGGCGCCGCCTGCGATCCCGCCGTGGCGGGGATCACCGGGTCACCGGCCGCGTTCACCTCTTGCGGGCCGTCGATGATGGAGGCGGAGACGTTGGCCGAGCGCACGTCGAAGCCGATGGGGAAGCCGGCGAACAGCGTCCCGATCGCGCTCTTGGCTGCCGCTTCGACTGCCGTTGCACCGCCGGGCCACGCGCTCGACTGATAGTAGACCGTCGCCGCCACGTAGATCGGGACCGGCGTGGGCCGCGAGAAGCTGACCGACTGCGGGTTGCCCGAGGCGTCGGTGATCGTCTCCGTGATGCTGCCGCCCGTGGCAATGCCGGCGCCTACCGCGCGCCACACCGCAAGGGCCAGCTCCTCGTCGGTCGTCGGCGACACGCTGGGGGCCTGGATCAGCACCTCGACGCCATGCGCCGGCACGCCGTCCCCGTCCACGGTGTCGGTGTCGTTGACGAACACCACGCAGTTCTCCACGGTCGGGATGCGCAGGATCGCGGCGCGGATGGCATCGGCCGGGCCACCGCCCGAGGACTGAAGCTGGGCCACGCGGAGCGCGCGCAGGCTGGGCTCGCTCTGGATCGCGGTCCCGAGGTCCGCATCGTGGACGTTGTAGGCCGACACCCACCCCGAGACGGGGGTGGCGATGTTGATCAGGGTGCCGGCGGAGGCGGAGAGGGGGCCGACGACGGTTGCCTTGAAGGGCACCAGCGCCACGCCCTGCGTGCTGTTGGCCATCGCGCGCCACGTGACCGATCCCTCGGTGACCACCGCGCCGACTGCGCCGGTGGGGGGGCTGCCCGCGCTTGAGGTGCCCGCGATCGTCACCTGCCACACCCGCCCGCCGTTGATGATCAGGGAGTCCACGGGGTAGGCGGTGAGGGCCGCCCACGTGTCGGAGATGAGCGCGAGGGTGGCTAGAGCCTGGGAAGTGAAGCGCGTCCCGGTGGTCTGGACGGTGACCGCACGGCCGGCAGGGAGCACCGTGCCGGCGATGCCGATGCACGTCTCGACGGTGGTGGAGAAGGTGGCCGGCTCCTGCCGCGTGCCGGTGAGGGCGCAGAGGATTTGCAGGGTGGGCGTCACCGCCTGATCAGGATCCCCCGCCGCGTAGATCGTCTGATCCATCTGCCACGACGCCGAGAAAGCATCGACCAACAGGGCGATCTCTTGCCCGATGCTTGACGCGGCTGGAATCGATCCGTCCGGCTCGCTCCCCAGCGATGCCCCGTACAACTGCTTGAAGGCTGCGTCGAGCTCCGCCTTGATCTCCGTCGCGCTCTTGGCGACGAAGCCAACTGGCTGCAATCCGTAGGGCCCGGCCATGGTCTGCTCCTATGCTCCGCCGGTGGTGACGGTGCCCGTCACGGTGCCCAGCGTCGAGTTGCACGTGTAGTTGATCGCGGCGTGCCGGGTGAGCGGGTCCACCTCGAGGCTCACCGCAACCACGTTGGACACGTCGGGGGTGAGGGCGATGTTGCGCCCGATCTCCGCCTTCACCACGATCGGGTTCGGGTTCTTGATCAGGATGTTTTCGAGGTAGGGCACGCCGAGATCGAGGTCGTACCAGACGTCATTCAGGTAGAGCAGCGCGCGCACCTGGATCCCCTGCTTGACGGCCTGATCGTCGGCCGCGAAGCCGTAGTCGCCATTCACGAGGACGCGGTTGCCGCTGGAGTCGAGCAGGATGTCCCTGCGGGGTCCGGTGGGCATCAGGTGCCTCCCTTCGCGAGCCAGTGCCACTTGTACGTGGCGTTTGGTGGGGGGCTGGCGATGTTCATGGTCAGCGTGCTTGTGGTGGTGGTGACATAGGTCTGGTAGTTGAACATGATCCCGGCCGTTGCCGCGTCGGCTGCCTGCACTGTACCAGCCGGAGCGTGCGGGAAGGCGGCGCCGAAGTGCACGATCCACAGCGCGCCCGTCGATGTGTTAGCGCCGGTGGTCATGGTGATCGTGCCGCCCTCGTCGCAGCCGGCGGCGGACACGAGGGAGCCATTGGGGGCCGCGGCGCCGAACGAGATCTGACCGGCCCCGGTGCCTGCCGACCAGGAGATCGTCGTGCCCAGCGAGTGCCCGTTGACGTTGCCGGCTGTCTCGATGCTCGCCGCAATGGCCTGGATCTGTGCGGCGAGAAGGGCACGGAGCGGGCTGCCCGACACCAGCGCAGCCGCCGCGAGGCCGTTGTTGGCGTCGCCCGTCCACGCCGTGTAGATCGCCCCGGCGATGCCCGTGACGGGATCGACAGCGCACTGGCCGGTGCTCACGAGCGCTCCACGAACAAGCCGGTGGTGGCAATCGGATAGGGCCCGGCGGTGTCGCCCTGCGCCGCCACCTGTCGCCCGCCGCCGTTGAGCTTCACGGTCCCGCCGGTGCCAGAAGACAGCTCGAGGTTCTGCGCCGTGGCCGCGGTGATCGAGACGGTGCCCGCGGTGGTGATCTCGATCCTGCCCTTCGTCGGCTGGCCCACCAGCATGCGATCCGTCGGGGCGCTGGCGAGCGGGGCGCCGAAGGTGAGGCCGCCCGGGACGAACCGGCCATCCGTGATGTTGAACCGGGTGTAGATCTCCGGGTCCACCTGTTGCCCGTCCCCGGCGAGCCAGCGATCGAGGGAGCGATCCGCGAAGTGCACCCAACCGATCGTTCCCACGTCGAGGCCCGTGGTGATCTGGTAGCCGTTGGCGCTGTAGAAGCCCACCGGAAGGCTCGTGAGCACGGGGACCGGGGCCACCACCAGCGCGCCCGACTCGTCCCGGTGAAAGTCCTTGATCAAAAGCTGCACGTCCACCTGTTGCGACGAGGCGTCATAGCGCTGGACGCTGGCGGGGCAGCCGCAGTGCATCCACTCGGCAAGCACGGAGCGAACAAGGCGTTGCTGGAGCTCCTGCGACGTGATGCCGCGGGTGTTGTCCAGCGTGTTGTCGAGGACGGGATCGGCCATCACGCCACCTGTGTTGTGGGGTCTTGGATCGACTCGTAATCGGTCAGCCAGTCGCCGCCCCGGGTATCGAAGCTGTGCGACGCCTTCTTGATCTTGAAGATCCCGTTGTACCGCTCGCACTGAAGCTGCACCCGCCCGCCGGGCCGCGCCGACGGTAGGAGCAGCGAGCGGAACTTGAGCGAGGTGGCCTTCCCCTTCGTCTCGGGGCTGCCCATCTCCGGCGAGCCCAAGAGGCCCGTCTCCGGGGACAGCAGCGGGATCGTCTGTGCGATGGATTCGCCCGGCGCGAGGATCTGGATCTCCCCGTCCTGGATCGAGTAGCCGTAGCCCACGGCGCGGAGCACCCGGTCAAGCTCCGTCGAGGCCGCCCCGTGTGCCGTCCACCCCTGGAACAGCGTCTTGCCCAGCGCGGGAAGCTGTGCGCCCACGTTGCCCAGCGCGAGGCCCATCGAGTCCGCGCAGTGCTTGACGACATCGGCCACGCTCGATCCCCCGGCGAAGCTCTCGGAGGCGCGGGCGTAGCGAACAGAGCGCTCTCCGTCGCCGCACTTGAACACGCTGAGCACGTCGGGGCCGTCGCGGTGGTGGTCGATGGTGCGGGTGTCGCCGACGAAGATCCGTTGGTAGCCCGCGGCCCGGTACCCCGCCTCCACCACCACGCGCAAGCCCTTGTCCTGAAGCTGTGCGCGGGTCGTGGGCGCGAGGTTGTAGACGGTGATCTCCGCCGTGTTGGGCTCCTTCTGGTTCGTCTTGGTGACCTTGGCGACGATGCGCAGGCCGGGATCGCCCGCGTCGTTGCCCCCGCCAATCACGAGCGTGTTGAGCTGCGGATCGGTGTCGCTGAAGCTGCCCGAGGGCTTCGAGATCGAGAGGCGACACAGCCGGTCGAACTGGAGGACGCCCGCGCCGTTGTCGGCCATCAGGTCACCCCGGCTGCCGCCACCTCGGCCGCGTCGAGGTACCAGAGTTGCCAGCGGAGCCCGAGGCCATCCAGCGTGGCGTTCTCCGTGCCGCCGGTGTCGCGCACCAAGAAGATCCCCGGGGGGCGGCGGAACTCTGCGATCCGCGAGGCGTAGAGCGGCCACTCGCTGATCATCGCCTGATCCCCCATGAGGACCGTCTGCCCGAGGTTGTCGAGCACGCGCAGGAACCACAGGCCCACCGTCTCGTTCCACGCCATGTGGAGCGTGTAGAGCGCTCCGTCGAGGGTCACCGACACGTCAATCGACGGGAGCGGCGGGGTGGCCGGTGCGGGGAGTTGGATGCGCTGGCCCATCTACTTCCTCACCGCGTCCACGATCTTCTCCAGCGCCCCGCGGTCGTCGGCTTCGTCGAGCGTGAACGTCATCACCGCGCCTGCCTTCTTGTTGGGCTGGCCCTTGGGGACTGCCGTGCGGACCACCCGCGTCAGCTTGTTCCGCACGATGCGGATCTGCTTGAGGGTGAGCGTGAAGGCCACCGCGTTGGCCGTCTTCACGTCGATCTTTCGGCTCACCGCCTCCACGCCCATGTTCGTGTACCACGCGCCGATGGTGATGGCATCGACGAGGGCCGGCTGGCCCTGGAGCGCTTGGAGCTGCTGCCAGAGGTCATCGGCGTTGGTGTAGCCCTGCCCCACCGGCGTCTTGCTGGCGATGCAGTCGAGCGACACCTGGATCGGCTCGGGGCGCGCGTGGTCGGTGACCGGCGCCCCTTGCTCGACGGGGTTGGAGGTCCACGTCACCGCCATGTTGTGCTGTTCGGCGGTGCACACCACGATCACCGGCGCGCTGCCGGTGGGGGGCAGGTAGAGCGCCAGCGGGGCGGAGATGAGATCCGGGGAGGGCTGCTGTGCGGACGCGGCCATGGATCACTCCACCGACGGGAGCGCAGCCGCAGCCGCCTCCCGATCGCCTGTGGCCCACTCGTGGAACTTCTCAAAGGCGTAGTCCACCGTCTCCTTGTTCGTCGGCCCGTTGAAGTTGAGCGTGGCGTCTCGGCGGTTGACGACGACGCCACCGCCACCAGCGGGCGCAGCCGGCGCCGACGGGCTGGAGCCGGCGAAGGGGTGCCGCCAGTCGATGCCGCTCGGGGACTTCCACCAGTCGATCCCGCCCTCCGCGTTGCGCGGGATGGGGCTGCCGCCGGTGAAGTGCTCCGCCGCCGCGTTGCCGACGAACCCCTTGATGTTCTTGGCGTTGAACTCGTCGATCATCTCGATCGCGTTGCGCATCTCGCGCACGAAGTCCTTGATCATCGTGAGCCACCAGGGCTGCTTGCCTTCGCCCGCGGACAGCCACTCATTCAAGGCCCCCTTGAAGCGGCCGAACACGCTGCTCTTGCCCTCGTGGTAGCGCTTGATGTCGTCGAGGATGAGCATCACGCCAGCGAGGAGGCCGGTGATCAGGATGAACGGGGCCGCCGCCGCCGTCCATGCCGCTGCCACGCCGAGGCCGGTCCCGATCGCGGCAACGCCGGCCGCGGTGAGGGACACGATGAAGGGGGCCAGCGCCGCGGTCATGATGACGAGCGTCTCCTGCCAATTGTGGCGGAGCACCTTCATGGCGTCGTTGATGATGCTGGTGGCCGTGGCGAAGGCCCGCCCGAGGAAGCGGATCAGGGTGAGCACGCCGGAGAGGAAGGATTGCAGCCGCTGGCGCATCACCTCGGCGTTGGCCTTCCGCCACGTCAGGAACTGCTTGACCAGATCGGAGATGGCCGGGAGGAGCGGAGCAATGGCACCGCGCCACAGGCCCTTGGAGATGAAGGTCAGCCGCTCGAGGTTGTCGTTGATCTCCTCGCTGGCCTTCTGCGCGTCCTCCCCCATCACGAGTCCCAGGCCGCGCGCCTCCTCGCGCATCGCGGCGAGCCCCTCGGCCCCGTCGTTGAGCATGGGGATCATCCGCGCGCCGCTGCGTCCGAACAGCTGCATGGCCAGCGCGGTCTTCTCCGCGCCGTCGGGCATCGTCTGGAACGTGGCGGCGATGTCAGAGAGCACTTCATCCGCGCCTCGGAGCGAGCCGTCCGCGTTCTTGTAGGCCGCGCCCGCCTTCTTGAACGCTGCCGCCTGCTCGGCCCCGCCGCGCTTCGCTGCGCCCATGGTGCGCGTGAGGATGGCGAGGCCGCCATTGAGCTCCTCGACGGACAGATCGGAGAGCTTGGCCGCGTACTGGAGCTCCTGAAGGGCGCGGGACTCGACGCCGATCGCCTGCGACGCCTTGCGCGTGGCGTCGCCGTACTCCAGCGCCTCGGTGATGTTCTCCTTGAACGCCTCGACGGCGCGGGCGCCGATCTCCACGAGCGCGGTGAGCCCCAGCTTGACGGCCTCGATTGCGCCGGCTCCCTTGGCGAAGCTCTGCGCGTCGACATCGAGGCCCAGCTTGGTGGCGAGTTCGCGAACGAGCATGACGGCAGCATACCCCATCCGCGCACGGGGCGCGTGGGGCTGCTGCTGGCGATGTGAGAGGGAAAGGAGAGAGGCGGGAAAGCGGTGCGGTCTGGATCAGCTGTAGCTGAACCAGAAGGAGAACGCCTTGGTGCCGTCGGGCGCCGTGGTGGGGATCACGGTGCGCGCGGTGGCGTCCACAGTGCCCACCGTCTCGTTGACCGCGGCGGCGGCGGAGGTGGCCGCGACGCCCTCCTTGTAGACGACCACGTTGCTGGA